TAGAACCTGAGTCACCTGCCACTGTTGCAAACAAGTTTTGGTCTGTTGATTGATCCGCAACAAATTCTAAACCAGTTCCGTCTGCTTTAACTTTTACAAATCTATTTGCCGCTCCTGTAAACGCACCTGGTGTGTCAGATAAGTTTAAGAAAGCACCACCAAACAATGTTGGAGTGTTTGTAAAGTTATTATAATTTAAGTAGTAAGAACCATCTTGGCCATCAAGTGTATCAGCATCAGTTCCGCCACCGCCTGATGTTACGTCAGCCGCTGGTGCCCATTTTGCCCCATCCCATTTTAAAACTTGTCCAGTACTTGGAGCAGATGTTGTTGTATCAACATCACTTAATGCATCAATTGAAATAGTTGCTACTTCTGAGGCTGTGATTGCTGTTACAAATTCTAAAGCAGTTGCTCCTGCATTCACCCTTAAAAGTTTTCCTGCATTCGATGTAAATGCCGCTGGTGTATCTGATAAGCCAGCGAATGTAGCCGATCCTCCACCGCCTCCTGATACTGCATCTGGTTTCCATGTGCCTAAACTTTGATCCCATACAAGACTGTCACCGTTAGTTGGAGTAGTATTAGCGACGTTTGACAAATCACCGATAGTCTTGTTAGTGTCAAGCATTTTGACCCATGCATTGTTATGAGCATAGTACACACAATTATCTGCTGTTACTTTTGCAATAGCACCATCGTATGTTGTTGCTGAAGGTAGGTCGCCATAAGCGGCATACTTAAATGTAATTTTATTACTTCCTGTCGATAAGTCAGGTGCACTATTAAATACTCCATTCGTTACCGTTGTTAGGTTCGTTCCATCTCCTAATGCTGTATATAACTCTGTGAAGTTATTATTAATTTTAACAGCACCTGAACGTAGGTTATCCCCTTGTCCATCGTTTGGAAGTACACCTGTGTTAACTGCTTGTTTTGCCATCTTTCATCTACTCCTATGTTTTGTCGTATGTCAAACTATTGTTATCAAATGTATATCCTGTTTCGTCCCAACCAGTTGATACACCACTTCCTTCATCTTCGGTTGTGTCTGCATAAGTGATCGTTCCTGCATCAGCGTCTTGGTTGACACGTACAACTAGTTCACCTTCATTGTTAATGTAGTAAACTAAATTCGCATCGTCCCATCTAAACTGTTCGTAGTTTAAATTTTCATATACTAAATTATGATTGATATCTCTACCATCAAAAAATTCATTTCCTTCTTCAAAGTCTGGATAATTTTTTACAGGATCACCAGACTTATTAATAATTAACGAGTCACTTCCTAATTGATCAATCTTAGCAAGAAATAATTCTCCATCATCGGTTCTTCTCAAACCATAAAAGAATCTTTCACCTAATCCGTCAAAGATTAAGTCGCTTGGATTAGGACCAACATAAAAAGATCCACTCATTATACAATCTCCACGTAACTCATGATGACATCTAAACTTGCATCAATGTTACTTTGTGCGAATATCACATTCGTTGCAGGCAATACTAATTTTTCACCACCGTTCAATGCTTTCAAAGTTGAGTTCGGTGGAACAAGTACATCTTTGAGATAATATCCTGTGACAGAAGTGTCATCGCTTATTAAGATACTTACTGAAATAACACTTGCAGTTAAATTACAAAGTGCAAGTCCAATTACCGTAGTCTTTGTAGAAACACCTGTAGTATAAATCTCTACTGCTTGTTTTCCTACATCTTTAATTACTTTATTTTTAAAAAACGTTGCCATTCACTTATCCCATTATTATCGCAGTTTGGATTGCAATATTTTCTGCGTCCAAGGCCGAAACTGCACCTGAACTACCTGCTACTGAAACCCAGTTATTACTTGCATCGTATATTTCTACTCTATCGTCAGCGGTATTAAATCTCATCATTCCTAAAACTGGAGTTGGATGTCTATTAAAGTTGTTACCTGTTGGTATTACAAAGCCGCCTGTGCCTTCAATTTTGAAATATCCTGTGCCTGATTGAGCCAAAGTTGTTACACCACCGGCTACATTATTAGTTATCGAATTTGCATTAAAACTAAAGTTTTCTACATTTACCCCACCACTACCATTAGCAACAAGGTTCAAATCTCCGTTGGTTACGGTAGTTGTAATAGTATCTCCACTGATTTCAATCTGATCTACACTTAATTTTGGTATATCAAATCTTTGTGCGTTTGCTGATGCAACCAAAGTACCACCAGCATAAAAATTTAATGTGTCATCATCTGATCCTGGTGATGTTTCAGGTGAAATATATGTGTCTTGGTCTAAGTCATATAAACCATTTAGTGCAATCCAGTTTCCATCATATCCTTCAAATACATTTGTATCAGTGTTATATCTTATCATACCTACCACAGGAGTACCTGGTCTTTGTGCAGTTGTTCCTGCAGGTAATCTTATACTTCCTGTACTATCAAAGTGTACAGTTTCTGAAGCAGGATCTAAAACCATGTCACCGCTTAGGTTTCTAATTGTGTTAGTGTTAAATCTTAAATTATCAATTACAACATCACCTGTGCCGTTCGCTCTTAATTCTAAATCTGTATTTGAATCAGTAGTTGTAATGTAATTGTCATCAATAGCAATACTGTCAACGTTTAATCTTCCTGTGTATAAATTTGACCATTGTTTTGTTGATGAACCTAAATTATAAATTCCGTCTGTGCTTGGTACTAGATCACTTTCAATACCTGCTGTTATTTGTATTGTGTCTGATGCCGCATCACCTATTGTAATATTTCCGCCAATAGTTAAGTCACCTGATACATCTAAGTTTCCTGTAATAGATACATTGTCATTAAAATTAATTTTACCTGATGCATCAATATTTAAATCACCTGATAGTGATTCAACAATGTTTGAACTTAATTTTACATTTCCAGTTTGGACTTTTGATCCATCAATAGTAGTTGTACTAGAACCATCTGTAAAAGTTACGCCAGTTGTAGTATCAATATTAAAGTTCGCATTTGTAAAGTTTACTGTACCTGTCTGTTGATCAACATGGAATAAATCACCAACTCTAAAATCACCTTTATGGTCAACTGAATTAAAATAAACTCTTGCACCATTAAGTTCAGTTGTTTCTTGTGCTTGAATAACCTGTGTTGGATCATTGTCAACTTCTTTGCCTAAACCAATGTATGCAAAGTTTGTACCAATTAGGTACATTGTTACACCGTTACCACTACCATATGCTCCGTAGTTTCCGTATATACAAGCACTTGCTATGGATCTAATCTCTCCACCAAAGTCTGTATAGTCAACCAAGTCCATAAATTTAGCAGTTGCGCCATTACCACATCTAATATCCTGTTCGTATATACCGTCATCAGTAAATGTTGTTGATGCATCTGTTTGGTCATTAAATCTTAAAACTAATCTTACATATTCATCGTTAGCAATTTCACCTGTTGGTGGTGTAAAGTTTCCAGTGTATCTGTTTATTCGGGATACTCTGATGTCGTCCATGTGTCCGATAAAGTCTTCAGTACCATCATGACTTGCACCTATGTACATAGGTTTTGTAGTTCCATAATTATTTGTATCTGTATAGTCACTTGATAACTTACTTCCATCTAAAAATAATCTTGTTACGCCACTTAATCTTGATACTGCAACATGATGCCATGTATTCACTACCACAGTACCGCCCGTAATTTGTGTTGTTCCGCCTACATTATAATTTAATGCACCTGATCCGTTTATTTCTAAAGTAGGTGCTGTATCACTGTCAGAACCTCCTCTGAAATCAAATATTGTTCTGTTACCTGAAATGTTTGTACAGTAAATCCAACCTTCAAATGCAAAGTCACCTGTGCCGAATCCAAAGTCATCATTAGATGCTATTGAAAGATAATCATCTGTGCCGTCGAATAATACTGATCCTTGTCCAAACTTTTTAATTGCTGTATCTATTTGCACGTTACCGTTAGCAGTTACAGTTTTTCCAACCCTTGCACCTGCTTCAATTAAGTTTGCAATGTTACCTGTTAAGTAAACATACGCACCATCGACACTTGCAATAGTTCCGTTTGCTCTTAAATTACCGCCTTCGTAATAAGAAAAACTTTGTCCTGCTGTAAAAGTTCCTGATACATCTCTAAGTTTTACCTTTGTTTTACCAGCACCATATAAACCTGTTGTTCCATTCTCTGCTAATATACCTTTGTCTGCGAAATATGTAAATGAATTTAACCATTCTATTCTAGTACCATTCTTAATATGTAAAGCAGTTTGGTTAGGAGTAATAAATGTTACTGCATGAAATAAACAACCTGCTTCTCTGCTTGAAGAGTTTACTACTGATCCATCTAAAAATGCACCACGACCTGCATCATTTTGATCAAATCCTCTAGGATCACTTGCAGAAGTAACTGAACCTTTAGTCAATATTGTTAAGTTTCTAAGATAAGGTGATCTAGAAGTAACAAGCATATTATTTGCAAACTTAAATGCGTAACCTGTGTCATTTGAAGAGTCATAATAAAAATCTGCTATTGTTAAATCTTCTAATGTTGACTCACCGTTTAAGTATATTGCATCATTTGTATTTGTTCCTGCTGTTGGAGTAATTTTTACTGATCTTAATCCTGTTCCTTTTACTGCAACGCCGGCTGGTATTGTTAAAGGAAATACTTCTTGATAAGTTCCTGGGTAAACGTAAACTGTATCACCAGCAGTTGCTACTGATAATGCTTTCGCAACTGTCAAATATGGATCTTGTGGGTGTGTTCCTGTTTTTGTATCATCACCATTTGCACCAACATAGTATAAATTACCAGGTGTGCTTACAAGATTAATACCTGAAAGTGTAATACTGTTTGAATTTAAAGTAGTTGTTGTAAGATTATTAATGTAACCATGCTTCCAACGTTTAGATGTTGTACCTATATCGTATGTGTTTGTTACGTCTGGTATTAAATCACCGGCTATATCCGCATTAATTGTAAGTGTATCAGTGTCTGCATCACCAATTACAATGTTTCCATCAGCACTTATATTTCCTGTTGCGTGTAAATTACCTGTAATATTTGTATCACCAAAGAAATTAACAGTACCAGTACCTTGTGGTCTAAATTCTAAGTTTCCATTAGTGTTTGTTGCTTGGATTATATTACCGTCTAATGTAATATTATCTACTACAATCTTATTTTGATATACAACTGAGTTAGGTGTACCAATGTTCAAACTAGCCGCTGATGTGCTAATTGTATTTGTTGATCCATTGATTGTGATATTTCCTATTGGTAGATTAGGAGTTAAAATATCTAAATCTGTAATTCTTGCTGAACCGTTGACGTCTAATGGGTGTTGAGGAGTGGTAGTCTTAATACCTACTCGGCTATTACTTACATCTAGATATAATAGGTCTGTCTCAAAAGCCAGATCTACGCCATTACGCAATAGATTGGACTTTAAGAGTGGACCCGAAATACGACCAACTGCCACCTTATTCTCCTAACACGGGGATCATTAATGTCCCACTAACCTATCTTGACCTACCCAATCGCTGGTTAACCGCGGTTTGTCCTGCAACGGCTTGGTCGGCCATTGTTG